CCTCATCACCTCTCTTCCTTTTGTCAGGGAACCCTGCATGGCGGTATAGCACTCGCCCATGACAATTTCGTCGATGGTGTTGATGTCCACACCAGCGCGGCGAATGGCTTCCTTCCCCGCAGTGATGGCAAGTTCTCTGGCGGGAACATCCTTGAATTGCCCCTGGAACTTACCGATGGCGGTACGGCAGGCGCTGACAATGACTACATCTCTCGGTTGCATTTGAGGTATCCTCCTGTACTGTCTTGTATTTGTTCATTTTATACTAAAATGCACTAATTCATGTTATAGGGTAGCTATATTATACACCGAAAAGGCGGGTTGTCAAGGCAAAGTTACAAAAAGGTCACAAATTTTTCTGATGCTTTTTGAGGAGAAGGGATTGAATTTATGGTATAAAATGTGTATAATGTCGCCAATACAGAAATGATGCCGAGGAAATGATGCAGCAAATCTGTCATTTCACGGCAAGATCCGGACCCTTCCGGTGCGGAAAGGAGGTACCTGCCATCAGCAGAATTCCAGAACCCTGGCACGACGCAGCAATGGCATTTTCCCTGGATCTGGCCAGGGACAGCGACAATTTTCCCAAAAAAGTGCTGGCACTGTTCGACAAGCATTTCGGCTTTCGGCGCAGCATCTTCTTCCCCTATCACTACACGGCCTTTCCCGGGGGCCAGGCCCGGCGGGTGAACACCCTGAGCAACTACATCACCTACGGCATCCGGTATGGCCCCATGTATGACTACAAAGATCACATTTACAAGGATGACATCTTCCGCTATTCCTCTCTGCCCCCCCATCTGAAGGGGAAGCGGGTGATTTTCACCGAGGACGTTATGACCCTGGAGGACTATGAGCGCACCCCCTACGGGATTCACATGTCCGCCGAGGATTTATATTATCAGGCGGTCCTCTTCTTCTTCCTGGGGGACCGGGTGATCGGTTCCATGGGGCTCTTTCACACCAAAGAGGAGGGCGGCTTTCGGGAAGAGGAGCGGAGCCTGCTGGAGTATCTGGCGGAGCCGGTGGAGGCCAACTACCAGAACTATCTCCGCCACAGCGGGGAGGCCCGGTTCCATGACAGCTTCCAGCTCTTTTTCCAAGACGTGAAAATGGGGGCGGTGATCCTCAACCAGGACATGACGGTCATGCCGGAAAGTTGATATATTAGGTTTTAGCAGCCGCAGCCACAGGGATTACACCCACAACCGGCATAAGGATTCGGGACCTGATAGGCCGGAACGGGCATGGGGTTGATGCGTCGGATCAGCTCATTGGTCTGCGCATCCAGAGTCGCTGTCAAATAGCTGTTCTGATTAGCCTGAGAGGCAGCCAGTTTCAGAGACTGGTTCTCGGCTTGCAGCGTTGTAATCTTGTCCTGGGTCAAGAAGTCAAGAATGGCTCGGCTGTTCGCATTGGCATTGTCAATGATATCCCTGGTGCTGTTCTGGATAGTGTTTCGAGTATCGCATGCCTGGGTGGCCATGTTATAATTCACACCATCAATAGCGCGCTGGGTATCGCAGCAACACTGAGCCATCTGTGCCCCCAAAGCATTGAAGCCCTGCTGCGTCTGATAACCAAGAGTACAAACGGCATTATCAACGCCATGGAATCCGTTACTCACTGCATCACGAATGGAATTCTGTCCATTCTGTAAACCATTCAGAGCAAAGCCTTCGTTGATGTCGGCGCGAGTAGCCCAGCCCTGAAAGCCAGGGCCATTGGTACCACCGTTACCGCCAAAACCGCCACCGAAACCGTTCCCCCAGCCAAACATGCCGAAGATCAGAAACAGGATAATCCAGGAGGCCCAATCTCCACCCCACATGGAATTACCATAACCGCCGCCCTGATAGGCGGGAGTTACTGGCATGGTCATCACAGTATTGTCCGAAGAAAGACTCATTGTTTTTTCTCCTTTGTAAATTTATTTTCAAAACCCGGCCGGGATTTTGATTATATTTATTTCCCAAACATCCCCCGCATCCCCTCGAACATCCCTCGCATTTGCTGAGCCTGTTTCTGGGCTGCATCCAGTTGGGATTGGGTGAGTTTGCCACTGGACACCAATTCGTTGATCATAGCGTTTGGGTCCTTGCCTTTCATTTGATTCATGAACTGCTGAAACTGCTGCATCATATTGGATTGGCTATTCCCTCCACCAAGAACTTGAAAAATCGGATTAGGCATTACTCTCGTCCTCCTTAGCTCCCTGCTCTTTTGCAGGTTGTTTCTGCGCTGTCAGAGCGTCCAAGCGGGCAGCCAGAGCGGCTAATTCCTCTTTGGTGGCAAACTGAACAGACGATTCCTGCACGGATTGTGAGGCTTTCTTTGCCCCCGTACGTTCGGTATAATCAAATACTCGAAGAGGCAGGGGCATCCCTGACGCATCAGTTGATTTGATATAAAACGTGGAGTTTTCACTGTCCATCAGCAAACGGCTTTCTCCTGGTGCAACTAAATACCCTTTTGCCCCTTCTTCCCCTTGCACCCAGATAATTCCATTTCCAGCTGTGTTTCCCTGTGGCGGAACAGGTTGTCCCTGCATAGGAGCTTGGAACGGCTGTTGTCCACGAAGCTGCGCAAGATGATCCGGCGCAGGTGGCGGATAATATGGAGACTGATAGCTTGGATAATATTGATAAGCCATTTTTGTTATCCTTTCTCCCAAAAATATAAAACGATTTCATTTCCACTATCCCAAGTATCGTAAATGGTGCCGTCCTGCACGCAAACGACATGTCCAGATAGGGCAAGAATGTAGGTCCCTTCGGGATTCCTGTCTGCAAAGGAATTTACCGTTGTATCTTCTTCTGCCAGATTTCTTCGGTATCCATGTTTTCTGAGGTATGCCCCCCAAACATGATTTGCCGATGGCATATCTCCCATTTGATACCCTTGTAGCACAATTCCGATATATGTTTTTTCCCAGCTCTGTCCTAACGCTTTTGACAAAGCCCTTATTGTGCAATCCCCGACGTTTTTCTTTTCTGGATTCGGGTTGTAATAAACAAACATAAAACCACCTAAATAAAAAAGGATACAGTTCGCGCCTATTGGCCAGTGGTTATTCCACTATTCACTGCATCCTCCTTTAATTTTTATTCTATTGCAATTCTTTCGATAAAATGTTCATCCTAAATACAGGAAAAGCACAAAAAAAGACCACCCAAAAGGGTGGTCAAAGTACATGGGAAATTTTCCGAAGTGATTCCCTGTGCCTCTCTTTAATTGTACGTTCGGAAAACCCAAGAGAATCACCGATATATCGAAAATCTTTTCTCTGAACATAATGCATCCTCAAAATAGCTTTGTCCTCATCATTCAGTGTGCATCGCGCTAAAACTGCATCAAATTCAGATACAAGCGGAATCTCTTTCAATGCTCGTCTTGTTTCAATGTGTCCTGGGCTTGAATTTTGTTTCTGTGCCAGTAAATCAAAGAGGATTAAACATAATGCTTTACACTCTTCTAATTCGTTTACTGTTCCTTCTGGAATCTTCATAAACCAAACTCCTCCATTTTCTGGTTAAAGAGGACTAACAGTTGACATATTTACAAATATGAATTATTCTTTGTATAAAGGGGATGATCATTATACAAGCAAAAATCAAAGGAACACCTGCTTCTCTCCACGAGTCACTAAAAAAAGCGACAACAAGTATGTTGGTTCTTTTTCTGTTGCGTCAGAAACCTATGTACATTTATGAAATTATGTCATCTATTTCAAAAATGAGTGACGGAAAAATTTCTTTTTGTACTCTATACGCTTTATCTAATAAACTTCAAAAATTAGGTTTTGTCCGTGTTGCGTCTAAAGAAGTGAGTGAAGATAACAGAATCCGCGTATACTTATCAATTACAGAAACAGGATTAGATTATCTTTCGGACTGTATTGCATCTTACAAAGATTTTAACCATGATATAAACGAAATACTTTCAACTGACGTCTTAAAATAACCCCTCTGGATATATCCCAGAGGGGTTTTCCATTTACCTCTGAGCAAACATAATTTACAGTAATCCTTTTCGTCCCAGCACTGCAATCACCTCATCCCGTTTCATCGGGCGCTCCGGGCTGGTACCATCCACGATGCCATTTGCCACAGCCTTTGCCCAATGCCCCTCCTGTTGGGACCAGGCAGGCTCAGACAGCGTCTTCGCGTGGAGCTCTGCTTTCTGCATGAGCTGGTAGGCTTGTTCGTTGGTCATTTCAGAGATCAACTTTGCAATATCCATGGGTTCATCCTCTCCTTCCAGCCGCCAGTTGACTTCGGCGGCAATCTCTCCGTGCCGATTGTATAGATAATCCCCCGGGCACGCCTTGGCGGCGAACCACCGGTGAACCGTCATATTCTGCTTGTCCACCTGGCCTATCAGGGATTTATCCCCT